ATTATAAACTGCGAAATAGTTGTGATAGCCTATCAGAAAGGGGTAAAAACGCAGCACGGCGATAACCGATGTGTTGTAAAGATCAGGCACAACAACGCGGAATGCAAATTCTTTACTGCGTCGGAAAATTTGATCGACGTTTTGAGTCAGATCCCGGAAGCCGATTTTCCTTTCACGGCAACAATCCGCCAACAAAGTTTCGGGGCTGGCAATGGTAAAACATTTTATTTTTCGTAATTATGGGAATGACCGACAACCAATATAACGAGCTGAAAAGCCTATTGTATGAAATACTTGATAATGTATCAAAAATTACGGATAAGGTCGGTAATGAATTGATGACGCCAAGCGAGGTCTGCGAGCTTCGTAAATTCAGCCGGAGCACTTACCGCCGGCTTGTGCAAAAAGGTATAATAAGTCAAATACGCACAGTGCCGGGAATCAATACAAAAGTATATGTGAAGCGATCGGAAATTGAACGGCTAATAGAAGAAGGAAAGATTTAATGATTGATCTTATAACAATAGTAACACCACCGTTAGATGATGATGAAATTAATTACATCGTTTGGCGTAATGGATTGAAACTAAATTCAAGAGATGGTGTTGCTTATTACGACAATAAAGACACTAAGAACCTAAAGCAGCAAAATGGAATATACATTGCAATAGAAACAAACAAGCGGTTAAAGGCAGAAGGCAGCTTGCATAAATTCCACAACGATATATCAGGGAATGATAGAAATAATTACAATCTGTTTTCGATGTCGGAAGCAAAGAAAACAATTGACAGATTATTATTTGACAAAGGGATAAATAAAGAAAATGGTTGTGTGTATGGTTATGAAATAGGGTTGAACCTAAACATGGCGAAAGATTGCCGTGCGTATTTGGATAAGATGAAAAGCGTTGTAGACAGGGAGTTGTATGCAAACCCAAAATTCATAAACCCCCGTCATAGAAACGAGCGTATAAAAGTTACCGGATTTAACGGGGTGCGAAAATATTATAAAGCCTATGACAAGGTTCATGAATGCATGGACAAAAAACGAAAGGTAATACCGGACGGTAATATTCTTCGAATTGAAACCGTGATGAAAAAATTAAGTAATTGTTTAGTGACCGATTTTTTTGACCCGGACAATTTAAAAAAGATGGTTGAGGCATTTTTTCGAGATTGGCGAACGCTGCAATTTGAGCAAGACATTGTAACGCCCAAAGGAACGGGGCGCGCGAAGCAGCAGCTTTGCATTGATATAATGAACACGGGAACGGCAGAGGTATTGGCACGGGCAAAGGAGAGGCACAAGCGTGGTTCACTGTCAGACTGGGAGTATAGGAACATTCGGGAGTTTATCGCAAACGAATGGGATATAGTCAAGAGGTCTATTGCGTTCATACAGAGCGATGAAGAAAAGGAGTTCAGAGAGTTAATAAAGATTAATTACGCCATTATAAAACATGATGATTTCATCAAATAGAAAAAAACAGATAAAAGACTAATATATAAATGGGTAGCAAAAACGGGCGAACACAAATGGATATAAATGAACACGAAAGTGTGTTCAAAATGTCACTATATAGTGACATTACCTTGTATGGGAACTTGTTTTATACTTCCCAAAAGGGAAGCCCGGTAGGGCTTCACAAGGGAAGTCAAAAAAAAGAGACAGCAAAGATTTACGGATTAAAAATAATTGGATAGCATGAAGAAGATATTATTTTTTGATGTAGAAACAACCGGACTTGATTGGCGAGTGAACGGCATTCACCAGTTGGCGGGTGAAATTGTGATAAACAATGAAGTGGTTGATTTCTTTGATTTAAGGATTAATCCATTTAACGGATGTGAAATTGACAAACGAGCGTTGGACGTATCGAACACAAAACAGTCAGATTTTAAGCAGTACAGATCGGAAGAAGATATATATTTCGTGCTGTATGAATTGCTTGAACGGCACGTGAATTATAAAAACAAGAAAGATAAGTTTTTTCTTGCCGGTTGGCGCGCGCCCGAATTTGATGTGAAGTTTCTACAGGCGCTCTTTGAACGAAATGCCCCGGACGGAATCTTTAGTTCTTATTTCTGGAACAATCCGATTGATGTGAAGGTGCTGGCAACTCAATACCTGTTAAACGAACGGGCGGATATGGAAAGTTTCAGCCTTGCAGCGGCGGCAAAGCATTTGGGCGTTGAGGTTGCCGAATCGAAGCTTCACAGCGCGGCATACGACGCTTATTTGAGTCGCATGGTATATGAGATAGTAACACGATGATACGGAAAATGAAGCTTGGAAAGGAAAGAGGTATAAAACGGACAAATACAGGCAGTACCAAAATACACTGCTTTGGCTTCTTCCGAAGATGACGATACCGATGCCGCCTTATGAGATTCGTTTTAAGTTTGGTTTTAGCAATTCATTATCTGACTGGGATAATCCGGTAAAGCCAACGCAAGATATACTAAGCAAGAAGTATGGCTTTAACGACAAGCTGATTAGAAGAGCTATTGTAGAAACAGAAATAGTAAAGAGAGGGAAAGAGTATTTTGAATTTGAAATAGTAACAGTAAAAGAATAGAGATATGTTGATAAACGATCATTTTCAGAATTATAAAACATACGGCATTCCGAAGGCTCAATTAGTGATTGCCGATATTCCGTACAACATAGGGAAGAATGCGTTTGCATCTAACCCATCATGGTATGTTGACGGCAACAACACGAATGGCGAAAGTGCATTGGCAGGAAAAGAGTTCTTTGATACCGACAAGAATTTTAAGATTTCAGAGTTTCTACATTTTTGCAGCAAAATGCTTGTGAAAGAACCGAAAGAAACAGGGAAAGCCCCGTGCATGATTGTGTTTTGCGAGTTTGAACAACAATTCGAGTTAATCCAAAAAGCCCCACAGTATGGATTTAAGAATTATATAAACCTTGTATTTCGAAAAAACTTTTCCGCACAGGTTTTAAAGTCAAATATGCGCGTTGTTGGTAATTGTGAATATGCCGTGCTTCTGTATCGCAACAAGCTGCCGAAGTTCAACAATGATGGCATGATGGTATTTAACTGCCTTGATTGGGTAAAGGATACGACTACTCCAAAAATACATCCGACACAAAAACCGATTGCCGTTTTGCGACGCCTAATCGAAATATTTACCGACAAAAAAGATGTTGTTATTGATCCGTGCGCCGGTAGCGGAACAACATTATTAGCTGCCGAGCAATTAGGGCGCAGGGCATATGGGTTCGAGATAAAGAAAAACTTCTTTAAAGAGGCTAACGAGAAGGTTTTAAGGCATGTGCAACCATCAATATTCACAGAATGAACACTGAAAACAGAAAGAATTATAAGCGTCAGAAGATTGACACGTATGTGTCGGTTGGCGATGTTAGCCGGTTGAGGGCGATATGTGGAAAGTTTGGATTCAGAAGCATTTACCAGCTGCTGCAATATTTGGTTCATTGCTTTCTTCGTGTGGCTGATCCGCCAAACGATCCGATTGATGAACCGTTGCCGAAAGAGATAGAAGAAATGTTTACCGACAACGAAGAATGGGAAAGACGCGAACATTCGAGTAGAAGCCACGAAGGAATGAACATCAAGCAAAAGCGCGATCAAAGAAAAATTAAATCACCGAGCGATATAGTGCCGAAACAATGAAAACAATAGTAACATTTTCCGGGGGTAAAGATAGCCTCGCTGCCTTGCTTTGGATAAGAAACAATTTTACAAAGAACTTTACAACGGTTTTTTGCGATACCGGCTGGGAGAACGAAATAACATATAAATACATTGACGAAGTAGCCGAAAAGCTAAACCTTGACCTTGTTATTTTGAAGTCGAAAAAGTATAACGGCATGATTGATATGGTTAAACATAAAAGACGTTTTCCATCATCACAGCGCAGGTTCTGCACTTCTGAACTAAAATCTATTCCGATGATTGACTACTTGCTTGATGTTGTGAACGATGATTTTATAACCGTGCAAGGAATAAGAGGCGCGGAATCGGCAAACAGAGCGCAAATGGCAGCACAATGCAACTACTTTAAATACTACATTGAACCATACGGCAAGGACAAAAAAGGCAAGGACAAATTTCATAGATACCGCCGAAAGGAAATTTTAGAATTTGCGAAAACCCGCGCGACAGATGTACTACGCCCTATTTTCGATTGGACGGCTCAACAGGTTATCGACTACATACTTGAGAATGGATTAGAGCCTAATCCGCTTTATCGAATGGGCTTTAAGCGGGTTGGCTGTTTTCCGTGTGTTATGTCGGCGAACCCAGAAATTTACCAAATTACACAACGCTTTCCCGAACGAATTGACGAAATCGCAGCGTATGAGAACGAGTGTAAATCTTCTTTTTTCGGGCCGGATGCAACACCAAGACATGCCTATAAAGGCGACTATCCGCTTGTTGCTGACGTTGCTAGATATGTAATTAACAAACACGATACAGGCTCTCTATTTGACGATTATACGGCAACAAGCTGTATGAGTTATTACGGGCTTTGCGAGTAAAATTCTATTGAGCAAAACGGCTTAGAAAATCAATATAAAATGAAAATCGGATTAATAGACTGCGACACAATGGCAAAAGATACAAACTATATTAAGTTGATTAATCAGAAGCGTTGGAAGCTGCTGAGGTTAAGGAAGCTGAGGGCGAATCCAATATGTGAGTGCTGCCGGGAGAAAGAACGGATAACTCCGGCGAGAGAGGTGCATCACATCGTGCCGGTAGAGTCGGTTACAGCGATAACGCAAATGGAAATGCTGATGTTTGACTATAACAATCTGATGGCGGTGTGTTCGAAATGTCACAGCGAAATACATGCCGAAATGTTTTCGCACACGAAAGAGAATGTTCAGAAAGCAAATGAGCGGCGAACGAAGCGATTTATTGATAATTATTTGTAGGTTCTTTTTTTGCTCTCGAAAATTTGACAGCCATCCCTTGACGGGGGTGGCTGTTTTTTGAAGCCCCCCACTCAAGGCGCAAACCCACCCTCGCCAGTAGTTTCATGCGCGAAAAAAATATATTTCTGGGGGGTAAGGGAATTTTTACCCCCAAAAACACCCAAAACACCCATAGGATAAAGATTTGACATGAATGGCAAAAAAAATAGCAAGTATAAATTCCATCAAAAAACGGCTGAAAACGGCATTAGAAAATCAAGGCAGCTACATCGAGGGTATTGATCTTCTGGTCGAAACTACTGCCGGAAATCTGTATGCCTTCTATTTAGCGTCGAAAGATGTGGAAGAATTAGCATCGTCATGTATGGAAGAAGTAACAAGGGAAGGAAATATAAAGCTTGCGCCACACCCTGCCATAAAAATAATGCGAGAGCAATCTGAAATAATCCGGCGGCAGCTTCGGGAATTGAGATTGACGATAGCAACGGTTGAGGGCATAAGTGATGATGATATGAACGATTTAATTGATTCGGTTAATAGTGTTGTAGAATGAGCGCAGACAAACAGGAACTAAGGGAATTAAAACAAAAAGTATCCGATGAGTTGAGGGGTATTGATGTTTTGTCTTATCAGTTGAAAGATACGGATGAGCGATTAAACACATATGTTCTTTCTGTGATCAATAACCCAGAATCGCATAACCTATATGAGCAATTATCAATCAAGCGGTTTTTCCAGTTTCTGAAAAAGTACGAATTCAGATCAGTGAAAGTAAAACGCTTCATTGTATTTTATGAAAAACTAAAGTTCACCGGAGCAAAAGGGCTGACAAGATATAAACTTACCAGTGTTCAGGTATTTCAGTTTGCCAACATATACGGATTCTATAAAGAAAATGACAAAAGGGTAACTAGGGATGCTCTTTTGTTTGTTCCGCGTAAATTCTCAAAGACAACATCAGTAGCATCTATCGCCATTGAAGATTTGCTGTTTGGAGATAAAAACGCACAAGCCTATGTTGCGGCAAATAGCTACGATCAGGCGAAGATATGCTTTGATGTAATTCGTAATATTTTAAAAGCGCACGATAAAAGGTTGAGGCATTTTAAAATAAATAGAGAAGTGGTTTTTAATCTTCAACCCGGAAGGACATCTTTTGCCCGTTGTCTGGCATCAGACCCAGATACGTTGGACGGATTGAATGCCAGTACTGTTATAGTTGACGAATATTCACAAGCGGATAGCGCGGCACTAAAGAATGTACTTACATCTTCAATGGGAACACGGGAAAATCCACTTACTATCATTATTACAACAGCATCCGATAAATTGAATAGCCCGTTCGTCGAGCTGCTAAACTCATACAAGGCTATTTTACGGGGTGACCTTGAAAACGATTCGGTTTTCGCACACATATTCGAACCAGATGTGGACGATGCAGAAGATAATCCGAAAACATGGAAAAAGGTACAGCCGCATTTAGGGATTACAGTTCAATACGACTTTTACGAAGAAGAATATAAAAAAGCATTGCTTACAAGCGATGACATGCTGACTTTCAGAACAAAGCAGCTAAATATATTCACACAAAACACCGCGAAAGTTTGGTTCACACAGGATGAAATATCCAAGTTGGCCAAAGACATTAATATTGACCGCTTGGAAAGCAGATATGAATGTATGGTTGCCGTCGATTTGTCAGTGTTCGATGACTTTTCAACCGTAACATATACTATAAGAAACAGAGATACGCACACATTACACTCACATAGTGATTTTTATCTACCGGAAGCAACACTTGAAGTTCATCCGAACAAAGAATTATACAAAAAATGGCAAAAAGATGGACATCTGAAAGTTACGCCCGGAAATGTTATCGACTACAGATATATAACCAATGACATTTTAGCGCGAAATCAAAAGCTTCTGATTCTTGGAATAGGTTATGATCCGTATAAATCAATGGAGTTCATAAACATCCTTTCAGCAGCCGGAGCAAAAAAAGTAATTCAGCCAGTAAAACAAACATATGGAACATTCACATCGCCGGTAGGATCATTTGAATATGCCGCGAAACAGGGTAGAATATCATTTAATCAGAACCCGATTGTTTGGTATTGCTTCGGAAATGCCGTATTGGACGAAGACAGGCTTGGAAATAAAAAGCCAATAAAAAGAAGCAGTAATGAGAAGATTGATGCTACAATAACAAGCTTAATGACATTTTACTTATTTGATAACTATATACGATGAAATGGAATTTTAGATTTTTGAAAAGAAATAAAGCCGAAAAACGAACGCATAAAGGCTACTTTGAATCGGCAACCGAATCGGGGGTTACAGAATGGATTGATAGCGGAAGTAACATTCATGTGGTAAGTCCAAATGCAGCCATGAAGATTGCGGCTGCGTTCCGATGCGTTGACATCCTTTCGGGAAGTATAGCATCGCTTCCATTGCAACTAAAGGAAAAAAAGAACGGTGTATACCAGGTAAATGAGGCAAATGACATAAGCTATCTGTTGTCAGTCAAAGCAAATAGTCGGTTAACAGCATACGACCTGATACAAAATGCTATCGTACAAATGGTCAATACGGGAAATGCCTATATTTTACCACGATACTCAATAGATGGTGTGGATTCTCTTATTCTGTTGAGTCCGCACACGACTACATACGACATTCAGGCGGATGAATACCATGTGAACGACATGATAAACGGCGTGTATGGTGTATTTGATTCGGATGAAGTAATTCATTTGCGCAATATGTCACTTGACGGAGGATATACGGGAGTAAGCACCATCACTTATGGCAGTAGGGTAATGAATGTTGCGGCCAATGCAGACGAACGAACACTTGATTCTTTCAAACCCGGTAGCACAATGAGCGGGTTTATTTCCGGTGATGGAGATGCAGGGGTTCGCGGATTCGGTGAATTACAAGACAAGCAATTAAGCGACATAGAAGAGAGAATATCAAGTGAAATAAATAGTGGAAAAAAGATATTTCGTATTCCGGGTGCTGCGAAATTTAATCAGCTGTCCATTTCTGCTACAGATTTGCAATTGTTGGAAACAAGAAAGTTCAGTGTGTTGGATATTTGTCGGTTTTATGGTGTGCATCCTGATAAGGTGTTTGCCGGACAAAGTCAGAACTATAAGGCATCGGAAATGAGTAATCAATCTTTTTTATCGGATACACTACAGCCATATTTGAGAAAAATAGAAAGCGAGTTTACGGCAAAACTTATACCGAAATCATTAGCACATCGAATGAAGATAGAATTCGATGTTGAATCATTGCTGCTAACCAGTTTGGAGCAACAAGCAAATTATATTGAAAAAACAATTCAATACGGAATTTACACACCAAACTACTGGAGAGCGAAAAAGGGGCAATCACCGGCTGCCGGTGGTGATGATCTGATGATGTCAATGAATGTTGCGCCAATAGGTTCGGAAAAATTCAACGGTACAAATAAAAATTTACCCCCAAAAACAGAAGATAATACCAATTAATAAAAAGCTTGTATGGAAATAAGAAGTTTTTGTGAAGAAAGGGCAATGCCAACGGTAGTAGATGAAAGGACTATTGAGGGCTATGCGGTTGTTTTTGAGAAAGAAAGCCGCATCATGTTTGATGTGCAAAGGAAACGATTCTTTGTTGAGGTTATAAAGCGCGGTGCGGTAACAGAAGCAGATTTGCGAGGGTGGGATATTAAAGCTTTGATGGAGCACAACAAGTCAAGGCTATTGGCTCGAAGCTTTAATGGCACAGGAACACTCTCATTATCTGTTGATGATTATGGTGTGAAATATCGCTTTGATGCGCCAAGTACTGTTGAGGGTGATAATGCAATAGAGATGATCCGCCGACGGGATATATTCGGATCGTCATTCGCTTATACAGCAGATGAAAAACAAGTAAGATATACAAAAAAAAACGACGGGGTTTTATTGCGAGAAGTCAATAAAATAAATCGAATGTATGATGTTGCACCGGTATCTGATCCGGCCTTCTTCGGTACAGATGTGAATGTTCGCAGCCTTGATGAATATTTCATTGAATATCAACCGGATGAGAGCTATAAAAAGGAAGTGGAAGAACTACGAAGTTTAACTAAATAATTTACAGACATGTTTACAAGAAAAGAAAGAAAGCAGATGCGCGATCGTATTTTTGAAATAAATACGAGAATCGGAGAAATGGCCGATGCGATTGAAAGCGAAAAAAGAACCCTAACAGCGGACGAGGTAGAAGAACGAAATGTGTTGGCGCAGGAAAAAGAGATTCTGCAACTTAGATTAAACCAAGACGGAACGCAGGCGCAAACACCACAAGAGATTTCGAACGAAAGAGCTTTTGCGGAAATTATTTCTTCTTTTGGTTCAAAACGCGAAGCCCCAGAAGAATGTCGATCGCTGATTTTTGAAGAAGCAGGGCAGATGGGTATTGAAATCCCGGCAAACAGGGATATTCAAGATACAGCATCAGCCGAAGCGTTGATTCCGCTTACTATCGGAGATATTATTGAGCCGCTTGAAAAAGGGTTGATTCTGAATAAACTAGGAATGAAGTTTCAGCATGGAATGACAGGGGCATGGCAATTCCCAATTGTCGCAGGCGTTGAAGCAACTATTGAAGGTGAAAATGTAGAAATAAGCGATACGACAATAGACATTTCAAAAATTGAGCCGAAGCCGAGGCGCGTAGCAATCGCCATTCCGGTGTCAAATCGCGCAATCGACCAAAGCAATCGAGCATTGTTGTCTATCGTTAGCACTCAAATCCCGATGGCTGTGTCTAGGTTGTTAAACCGCTGGATGTTTGAGCCGGAAAAAATAACGGCATTGGCATCAGAAGGTTGTTTTGTAGACCCAAAAACGCAGGAAGTAGCAACTGGAAACGCATGGAAAGATGCGATCATGCTGAAAGGGAAAGTAATGTCTACGGGTGTGAACTTCGGCGATGGCACAGCGGCTTATGTGTGTTCAGCGACAAAGTATGCAGAATTGGAATCAACGCCGCGCGATGCCGGTTCGGGATTGATGGTAATTCAAGACGGAAAGATAAACGGGATTCCGGTATTTGTCACAGAATACATCGGAGACGGAAAGCTTGGCTTTGGTGTGTTCAGCTATCAGTTGGTCGGTCAATTCGGACGCGCCAGATTGCTTTTTGACCCGTACACCGGAGCAAAAAGAAACCTTGTGTATTTCGTGTTCAATTCAGACTTCGATATGCTTACACTTAGAACGGAAGCATTCGGAATACTAGCAGACGAATAAATATGGCAAAGTATACCAACGTAGGAGAGTTGCAGAAATGGGTGTCAATAGATTATCTGGAAGATGGAGATAGTGAGTTATTGGGGCTAATACTCGATGCCAGCGAAAGCCGGATAGAGATAGCTATACAACAGTCATTTACAGAATTTGTTGATGAAGATGAAAAACTTAATCCTGCGTTGGTGGCTGCTATATTGATGTTAGGTGCTACCATGTATGCAAACCGTGAAGCTGTGGCGTACACTAATACAACAGCAGTGCCTTACAATGTAGGATATATGATTTCACCATTTATAAAACACTAATGAGAGCCGCCTTATTGAAAGAATGGATTCACATATTGGAGTTGCAAACAACAACATCCGATACCGGTGCGGTAAAAAGGGAATATGTAGAAACGCATAAGATAAAAGCATATCGAAAAAAACTGTCTGCATCGGTTGGAAATGGGATAAATGCCAGTGAAGAATTTATTGAGAATACGCGAATCTTTCAAGTGCGAAAATATTCATTCATAAACGAGAATATCCGCATTAAATATGGCAAAAATACATATAGAGTGATATTGATAGATCCACAAAGCGACAATACCTACTTAATAACGTGTTCAAAGGTCAATGAGTAAGTTTTTTGAAGTAACGAAAATAGACCGCAATGCTGTCAATTACCTGATTCGGAATCTTGAAGATCTTGAAAAAGATGAAGCGGTAAGACGCGGATTAAAAGATGCCGGAAATGTTTTTAAGGCTGGCGGACAACGCCGGTTGAAAGAGCGGATGAAAACGCGCGAAGGGGTTACCGGCAACTTGAATGAAAGCATAAATGTGCGTGTGAAGAAAAGAAGACCGGGTGTACTGATCG